TTTGTATAGCCCACCAAATTCTGTCTGAGGAATGTAAAGCCTGCCCCCATCGGGGATTGACTTCCATTCGTCCTTTAGGAACGTGACCAAAAACGTGCTTTTCTTGTCGTCGCCTGTTTCAAAATCGTATTCCGTGTACAGTGCGCTCCGCAGTTCTTCCCCGTTTGCTTTGGCTACGATGATTTCATTCATGCCAGTGCTCCTTTCGGTTCTGAGCGCTCACGGAACACTGTAATATCAACGCCATAGGAAGAATCCCATGCTATATCCAAATCGCCCGCAGGAATTTTTTGGAAAATGCTCTCGGTCTTGTTCCTAAAATTGAAAAGGTCTGTCCGCGTTCCGTTAGCGTTGTACATCATTATCGACTTTTGTTTGGAATCAATAATGACGTAAGCCCCCTGCGGGATGGTCGCGTATAAGGTGTACGGGTAGCCGTTAATCGTGATTCGCGGATTGACCGCAAGACCGTAAATTACCATTTGAAATTCCGAGTCAAACGGGAAGTCTGATTTGACAATCTTTCTTCCCATTACAGGGGCGGTGAAGTCGTACTCGTAGTCGTACGGAAAATCAAGGAACTCACCGCCCGTGACCGCCGAAGCGTCGAGGACGATTTTTTGCTCCTGCATCCAGTATGGATAAGGGGCATAAATCTGTATGCTGTCCGTTGTCACGCCGTTATTGTGGCGCGCATCCACGCCTATCACATACATGTCGAGGTACTGCCCCTCAACGATAAGCCTGCCAGTTTTCTTTCGGCGCATATCGCCTTCAAAATCATCGTGCAGGTCGTTGACAAGTTCGGTCTGTTCCTCAACACTCCCATAAAACAGCAATTCAGATTTGTACTGCGCCGCCGCACGGGTGAACCCCGAAACCCTTACGCCCTGTTCCAACTCAGTTGTACGTGGTTTCCATGACCATGACCGATAAGGCAATCGCTTATGCAAAACGCCGTTTTTGCTATGCAGTTGGTAGGTATTTCCTGCGGAAGATATGTATGTCACTGGTATCATGCCATCACCACCCCGTTATCTCTCATCCATCTGCCCATTTCTCTGCCGTCCATCTGCCAGACAAATCCGCCCTCATTCATAATCATCATGAATGCCGTATACATTGCCTCAGTCAGTGCGTCATTGTTCGCGCGCAGATACTCAGCCATAACGCCACCAAAATCCTGTGAAAATGCGCCCATAGCGCCGTTTTCAGCCGTTACGCTGATAACTGGCGCATCAAGGTCATCAAAGGGCTTAAACACCTTTTTAGACAGTTCCTCTGCGGAGTTGATAGCGTCAACCGCCGCATCGTCAATACCAAGGGCAAGACCCTTCGGGATCATCTGACCAATCTCATAGCGGAACACCTTGGACGGTGATGCAATTCCGAGCAGATTCTCAGCCGCGTCTTTGGCTTTCTGTGCCACACTCTTTGCGGCGTCCGTAATCCACCTGACGCCGTCCTTTAAGCCCTGCACAATGCCGTCTATGATGTTGCTACCAAGGGAATACCAGTCAACGCCTTTGAACCAGTTCCACGCCTGTTTGCCGATGCTCAGCAAGGTCGATGGAACTGCCGTTGCCATCCCAAGAATTGCAGAACGAATGAAATTGATTGCCTGCGTTCCTGCGTGTGCCCAGTCAACACCCTTAAACCACTCTATTGCCTTTGTTCCGATGTCCTTGAGCGCCTGCGGGAGATTGTTGGTCAACTGCTCGATGCCGTTGCGGATAAACTCAATGACGTTCTTGCCGAGGTTGACCCAGTTCAGTGCCGTCCACACCGCTAAGATCGCTTCAAAGATTTTCGGAATATTGGCAATCAGTGTAGGGATCGCAGAAATGATTCCCTGTATGATCGTCCATATCAACTGCACGCCGCCGACGAGCAGTTTCGGCGCATTGTCGTTGATTGCCCCGGCAAAGTTGATGATGATTTGGGGTACTTGCTCAATCAGCATCGGGAGAGAATCCATGATGCCCTGTGCGATGTTCAGAATGAATTCGATGCCAGTGTCTACCAGTTGTCCCGCACCCTCACGAACAAATTCGGAAAACTGTTCAATCATCGGCAAGACGTTTTCCAAGAAAACAGGGATGTTTTCCTGTATTCCTTCCCCCAACTTTTGAAGCATCTGCAAGCCTGCTTCAAACAGGACAGGCACGTTCTCTGTAACCGCGCCGTACAGATTCTCGAAAATCACCCCGAAAATGCTTGTCAGATAATCGGAGTTGTTTTCAAGCCCATTGCCTATTCCCTTAATAAGTTCAAGCCCCGCCGTGGTGAGTTCTTTCGCCGCATCCTTGATTTTATAGGTCAGCCCCAATATCAGAGGAACAACTGCGTATTTAAAGTCAACCTGCGAAGCCGCCTTTGCGATGCCGTCAACAAGCCCTTGCAGTAATGTTCCGCCCGCCCTCATAAGTTCGGGGACTTTGGACGTGACAACGGGGATAAGCGCGCCTAAAACGTCACCGATTCCATCAAACGCCCTCTCGACCGCAGGCAATATATTGCCCAGTGCGGTCTCAGCCGTTCCAACCATGTTCTCAATAAGCGTTCCCATGTTGGCATTAGGGTCTGCAATTCCCGCGACAAGGTTCTCCCATGCGGACTTCATTGAGCCTAACGACCCCTGTATGGTTTCAGCCGCCTCACGGGATGTTGTACCCGTGATTCCCATCTCGTCCTGTACTACGTGGATAGCCTTAACAATGTCTGAATAACTGGAAATGTCGTATTTGTAGCCCGATATTTCCTCAGCCTTGTCTAACAGGCTCTGCATTCCCTCTTTAGTGCCTGCGAATCCAAGGGCAAGGTTGTCCAACATTGTGAAGTTGCCACGGGAGAAGCCCCTGTAAGCGTTCTGCACGCCTTCCATTGACGTTCCCATCTTGTTCACGTTGTCAGCCATGTCGGTGATACTCATATTCATGAGTTCAGCCGCCTTCGCCTGATCGCCTCCGAGGGAATTAATGAGGGACGCCGCTGATTGAATGGAGGTGTCCATATAGTCAGCCGCACTCATTCCCGCCGTTTTAAAGGCCTGATCCGCATCGGCCAGTACCTTCTGCGCAGAATCGCCAAAAAGAGTCTCTATGCCTCCCTTAAGCTGCTCAATCTCGCCGTAAGACATTACCGCATCAGTGGCAAAATCCTTTACCGCGCCACCAAGCTTTTTCAGCCCGTCCCATGCAGCCGCAATACCTCTGCCAACCAGATCGGCTTTCAGGACATCTCCAAATGTGCTGGCCTTTTCTTTGGATTCTTCTGTATTCTTATCAAATTCACTTGTGTCTAACACCAGTTTGGCCACAAGCTTAAACATCTCACTCATGCTTTATATCCTTCGCGAATGTGAGACCAGCCCTGCGCATCGTGTCCTGCACGATCTGCTTGGCAGTCCTCGTATCTTCTTTCTTCTTGCTGAAGTAATCTGCATACCGCTGAGTGATCTTGACACCTCCGAAGCTATGCTGAATGTTGTTGTTCAATATCATCAGCACATCAGTGAGATAGACTTGGAATCTTCTTTGCTCCTGCTTCTTACGCAAAAGGGATATGCAGTAATCGACTACATACCCCTTTCCCATCAGGTCTACCATTCCTGGATCGATCCCTGTTATGTCCCACTCTTCAGCCCCAAACTCACCAACGAAGTAAAAAAACGGATCGCGCCCTCGCTTTCCATGAGCTCTGACAGTGAAATGAGGTAGTCTTCCATGGGATGGCTTTCTGCCTCTTCTGCCGGGATGAAGCAGGCAAGGGCGAGCACTCCCATCGTTTCCTCAGGATGCTCTTCCAGTGCCGCATCAAACATGGCGCTCATGTTCTTCATTGACTGTTCTCTGATCAGCTTTTTGCGCTCTTCTTCCGTAGCCCCTTCCGGTATCTGCGGAAGCCGCTTGCGGATATTCGGGATGTCTGTGATGTCCATCCACTTCTGCACATAGTGCCTGATCTTGTTTGTCTGTCTCAGAAATTCGCTCGGTTTGCAATTCGCCAGATTCTTCATGTGGTATCTCCTTATTATTCTGTACCCTTTTTGATGTAGACCTCAAAAGGCGGGGTCTGATCTTCATCTGTTATGTCATAGTGACCGTGATATTCGAACGTGGACTGTCCTTTTGCGTTCTTTCCGGTCTGCAGCTGGAATCCTGCCCTGTTGAGCGAATTCATAAGATGAATCGCCACAAATCCTGCAGTTGTTCCTGTGTTTACATCGGAATAGTCCACGATGAACCACAGATCCTTGAAATCTGTTTCTTTCAGCACGGCTCGGGGAGAGATCTTTGTGACTCCCGCCGTGCTTGCTGTTTCTACATCCGCTCCTCCGATCAGCTCCGCGATCGTTGCCGCGTCCAGTGTGAGCTGTGTGCCGCTGATGACCGGATCATATGCAGTGATACGGAGCATCTGCTTTGTGTTTGCAGGAACATTGTCCACGTCTTCGCCGAAATCCGTATACGTTGGATTTTCAGCAAATGTCAGGCCGCCCGTAGTGGCTGCGATGATGTCGGTCACCACACCGGTATCCGGGACAAACGTCCTGCAAATGATGCCTGCGTTAAGCGTTAATTTTTCGAACGCATCAGAGGCAACCTTAGTGTATTTCATGCCCATTTTTATTTCTCCTCTTAAACTGATAAGAATTCCACTTCCACATTGAGCAGTATCCGCTTGATGGTGGGATCGTCAGGGTCAGCGCCGATCGGCATCGCGAACGACATCGAATCGGGGATCTTGATCCACAACTGCCCGCCGTCTACATTGATCTTGACACCACCCTGGCCGATATAGTCCTTGATCTCAGAAGCCTTTTGCTTGATGCCGGCCCAGTTGACCGAATACGGATCTGCATCTTTATCCCACAAATGCGCTACCAGGAACGCGACTCTTCCAAAGTCTCCATCCCCTGATTCGTAAGTGATATGTGGGAATGCCGGCATATATCCTTCCGGGAATGCGGTCTGCTCATCATATGCGGGCCACTCGAAGGACCCCCAGAAAGACTGCAGTGCCTGCCAGTTATCCATCTGATCCTCCCTTCACGGGTTCCTTCCATACCTTCGCCTTTACCGCGCGGGAATTCAGGTCCGCGCTCTCCGGCGTCATGTAGTCGTTCCCATTCGTGGTGATCAGGAATGTCATTCCGTCCTTGTCGCGTCTGATGACATCACCAGCCTGCAAGACCACAGATTTGCGCGTGGTAATCGTGCATGTATCAGTGGCACCCTGCACATTCGCGATTCTGCCCTGTGTGGACATATCAAAAGCGAATGCCGCCTTGATCGGTGACCCGTCAACATATTTGGTGATAACTCCGCCGTAGCCGTCCGGCACAGTTGTCTTATCTCTTATGTGGCAATCCTCCATGGCCTGATCCAGTAATGATCCTAATACGGGCATATCTTCCTCCACCTCTTTAACTGACTTGCGAATTCATCCTTCCATGTATACTTTCCGCCATTTTTGGAAGTGGCTTTGGTATACGAATATCCGGCAAAAGACTCTGACGTATACGGACCTGTGGCACCGTATGCATCATTCCATTTGTCGATATCATTGCTCAAGTCGATCACTTCCTGTGGGATGGCAAGGAGCCATATGGCACCCGTCCATTCCTCATCTCTAAGATCTTCACATGGATACAT